AGGAATACATTATTCTGTTAGGAATACATTATTCTGTTAGGAATACATTATTCTGTTAGGAATACATTATTCTGTTAGGAATACATTATTCTGTTAGGAATACATATAATATGGGAAATTACTGTCATCTTCTTTATCAAATAATTTATTAAGTAATTCTAGATCAACTTCAAGAGGGAACTTAATCTCGCCCACACTAATAGAATGTAAAATATTATTTTTCTTTTTCAATTCATTTGCAATATCTATATCATCTGATTTTGTAGTTTTATTAAGTTTCCGTTTTTTATTAGTATTTTCTAAAACATCTGTCGAATTTAGTAATTTTACAACATTCATCTTTGATACAATTGTTTCCAAGCGCTTCTTAATACCTCTAACCCCATCCTCTGTTTCAGTTGTTTTCATAATAATATGTCTCAGAATGCTATCGCTAAAGATTAAGTCATCTGGCTTTAATCCATATCCGCTAGTAATTTCAGGTAAAAGAAATTCTCGTGCAATTTTCAATTTGTCATCCATAACAAATTTATCAACTTTAATCATATGCATGCGATCGCGCAAAATAGGATTCACACTCTCCAAGTCATTCATTGAAAATACAAAGATAGCCTTCGATAAATCAAATGGTATTTCAGAATAATATTTATCTTGGAAATCAGAATTTTGGGAACTATCCGTTAAATGAATTAGCAAATTTATAATTTCTAAACCACTACTACTACTACTAACTTTATCTAATTCGTCAAAATATATTATAGGGTTCATACACTTACAGCTTTTTAAACCCTCAACTATACGACCTGATGTCGAACCTTCATATGTATAGTCATGCCCCACTAAATGAGATGAATCTTGCATACCACCTAGTGAAATAAAAATAAAGGGTAACCCTAATGCTTTAGCCATACCATTTTTAATTAAAGTGGTTTTTCCTGTACCCATTGGACCATGAATACAAAAAACATTTCCAACTTTTCCAGGATTTGTAATCATTTTTGACATAACTTCAATGATATGCTCTTTTGTTTTATTTTGTCCGTAAGCGACTTTATCAAGTGTATCTCTAGCATTACTTAAAAATCCATGTATTTCTCTAAGTGGGGAATTGATATTAATTGGCATACTAGCGTAAGTATTCCAGGGTATCTCCATAAAGCCGTCAATCCACTGTGTCCATTTACCCTTATTTTCTTCAGAAGCAGACATAATATTCATTCTTTGAATAACTTTTCGTTTGATTGAATCAGGTAAGTTAAATTGTCCTATTCGGTATCTATACGGTATTGGATTTTCTGAAATAATTGTACTTATTTTTAATTCATCTTCTAGTAATTTATTCTTTTCATCAATACTTTGAGAAATAAAATAAGCAACGCACGCTTGGTCGATTCCAACAGATTTATTTTCTAAGTATTTTTTAAGCAATTCCTTATGTATTTTCAATTCATTTTTGCAATAATTCATCGTTTTTAATTTATTCAAACCATACGATTTTAAAGCTTGAAACATCCTATAAACTTCATCAGCGTCATCTTCATCAGAATCAGCATCAGCATCTTCATCTTCATCTTCATCTTCATCTTCATCAGAATCGCCATCATCATCTTCATCTTCATCTTCAACAGAATCATCAGCATCAGCATAAACATCGTCTACATCAATCGTAGTCTCTAGACACTCTATTTTTTCAGTCAATTGGCTACATTCAAAATTTATAGTCTCTACATCATCTTTAAGATTACTTACTTTTTCAAATAATTTATGGAACTGTTTATTGGTATTTTTATGAAATACATCCTGCGAATCCTTTAAACTTTCAATGTCAGTAAGACGTTTATTAATACTGGCGATTGATATTGATAAATCCTCCAACAGTTTATTTGTTAGTAAAATATCATTATTTTTAGGAGAATTAGATAATGGTTGTCGAGAAGTCAGGGTTGGTGTTTTTTGATTTCCCATTTTATTATATACGATCTTTTTATTATTTGGTTTTTTTCGAAGTTTCATTTTACATATCGATAAATATTAATATATTCCTTAAATATTAATTTTAATTTTATAAAATAGCAATTAATGGAATAGTAATTAGCGGAATAACTAATTTTATAACCAATTTTGTAAATAACCAGGATAAAATTGAAATACTAATTTATAACTTTAAAAAGTAAATTAAAAACAAAAAAAAATTATATCATTATATTAAACTTAAGAACTTGGAAACTAATATTATATCTAATCATGGTTCTAAATTCTAAATTACTTAAAAATACTGAGATCAGTTCAATTAGAGAGATTCATTTTAGTATTCTCAGTCCAGAAGAAATCGAAAGGCGTTCAGTAGTCCAAATCTTTGAGCCAAATTTATATAATAGTAGTGGTGATCCACATCACAATGGATTATTTGACCAGAGAATGGGTGTTATTGAGCGAGGTTCAAGAAATAAATGTAAGACTTGCCAACAAACATATGTTGATTGTCCAGGACATTTCGGTCATATTAAACTTGCAAAACCTGTTTATAACATGCAATTTATTACACAAACCCGACATATATTAGAATGTGTTTGTAATAAATGTGGAAAACTACTAATACACAAGGATGACCCAGCTATTAGACAGGCACTTAAACAATCTCCTGAAAAACGTCTTGACTTTATTAAAGGAAAAATTAAAACAAAAATATGTGGTCAAATCACTGGTAAAAAGGATGATGATGTTAATGAAAACCACGGGTGTGGCTATATTCAACCCAGTAAAATCGGACAAAAAGATTTAAATCACGTTTATATTGAGTTTATTCAAGATGTGAAGAATGAAGATACTGGAGACGTTCATAAGGAAGCTACTGAAATGGCATATACTGCTGAAATGGTTTTAGCAATATTTAAAAGAATTAATCTGGAAGACGCTAAAATCTTAGGGTTTTCGCCAGATTATTGTTTGCCATATTGGCTAATTTATACAGTTTTGCCTGTAGCACCTCCATCTGTTAGACCATCTGTCCGCCTACAAAACAGCCAGCGTAGTGAAGACGATATTACATATAAATATAATGATATTGTTAAAAATAATAAAATGTTGCTAAATCTTATTGAAAATGGTGGTAAAGAGGCAGACATTAAATCATATAATGAATTGGCCCAGTGTCATGTAGCTACATTGATTGATAACAATCCAAAAGGTGTAATTAATGAAGCTCGACATCGCACTGGAAGACCCCTCAAAACATTTAAAGATAGGCTGAAGGGCAAAGATGGTCGTGTCCGCGGTAATTTAATGGGTAAGCGAGTGGATTTTTCAGCACGTAGTGTAATTTCACCAGATTCATCTCTTGATATTGACCAACTTGGAGTGCCTAGAGAGATTGCAATGAACTTGACAATCCCAGAGACAGTTAATAAATATAATATTAATCGCCTATATAAATTAGTGAGAAACGGTTCATTAAAATATCCAGGTGCAAATAGTTATACAAGTGCAACAGATAATAGGACAAATTCATTAGAATATAGGAATACTCGGGATATTGTTCTTAGATATGGAGATACTGTCAGTCGGCACTTGTTAGATGAAGATGTCGTGCAATTTAATAGGCAACCTACTTTACATAAGATGAGTATGATGGCTCATAGAGTAAAGGTATTGAGTGGAAAAACATTCCGTATTTGCCCAGATGTATGTGCTCCATATAATGCAGATTTCGACGGCGATGAGATGAATATGCATGTTCCCCAAAGTATCCAAACTATGATGGAATTGAAACATCTAGCTTCTGTAAAAAAACAAATTATTTCCCCGTCTTCCAATAGTCCAATTATTAAGCCTTCGCAGGACAATTTACTGGGGCTTTATAAGATTACAGAAGATACCGTGTTTTTCAATCATAAAGAAATGATGAATCTCATGTCTAAGGTTAAATATTTTAAGGGCACATTTCCGCCACCAGCAATCGTTGATGGGAATAAAGTTAGATGGACTGGGAAACAAGCGGTTTCATTACTGCTACCGCCAATCAATTTTAAAAATGACAGCGTGCATATTGTCAGAGGGCAAATTTTAAATGGTAGAATTGCAAAAGGAGAATCTGGTGGTATAATTCATGCAATTTTCTCAGAATTTGGCTTTGATGAAACCGCGCGGTATATTAATGATTTACAAAGAGTAATTAAAAGATATATGGTACGTAGTGGATTCAGTATTGGTATGAGCGATTTAATCGTCCATAGAGATTTACGTAAAAATAACGAAGAATACATTTTGGAGGCTAAGAGAGATGTAATTGAAATGACAAAGCAAGTTCATCTGAATATTTTTGAAAATATTACCAGAGACATTGAAAAAGTATATGAAGCTAAAATTACACAACGATTATCTAAAACATCAGATAAAATTAGCAGTGAAACCACTAATTCTTTGACAGAAAATAATAATCGTGTAAAATATATGGTTAATTCTGGTTCAAAAGGTAGTTCGATTAACATTATGCAAATGATGTGTCTAGTAGATCAGCAAATTGTCGATGGAAAGCGTATTCCACTTGGTTTCTCAAATAGGTCTTTACCGCATTTCTTGCGATATGACAACGGTATTGAAAGTAAAGGGTATGTTGTAAATAGTTATTTAGATGGCTTAACTCCAACGGAATTCTTCTTTCATGCTGAAGGTGGGCGAGAGGGGCTGATGGATACAGCTGTAAAAACAGCAAAATCTGGTTATCTACAAAGGAAGTTGATTAAGATGATGGAAGATTTGAGGGTTGAACATGATTATACTGTCCGTAATTCAAATAATAAAGTAATTCAGTTTGTATATGGAAATGATGCATTTGATGCAATTCATTTGCAAAATCAGAAGATTAACAATTTGATTTTGCCTGATCCAGAAATTATTAAAACGAAATATTTACTAGATACAAATGAAAAATGGGATAAATGGCTAGACAAGAAATCGATTGCTAGAATGGTAAGTGTTAAAGATTGGAAAGACAAATTCGAAACATATAATGAAAATTTATTTAGTGTTATGAATCAACTTGGTGCATTACACCAAAATCTAGCTGAAGACGGTAGCAAAATTGACGAAGATAGAAAAGTGCAATTTCCAGTTAATTTTGCAACTATAATTGAAAACGTCAAAAATGTATATCATCTTGATGGTAAAAATAAATCGGATATTAATCCTCTAGAAATTATAGAAGCATTTGACAAATTGTATGAAGAATGTAAATTCTCAATTGGACTAAAAAATCCTATATTTGAGGCATTGATGATTGAAAAATTATCTCCAACAATTTTGATTAAAGATATAAAAATGACTAAAGTTGCATTCGAAGGCATGTTAAATATGATTCGGATTAAATATAAAAATGCACTAGTCCAAGGAGGAAATAGCATTGGTCCAATCGCGGCACAAAGTATTGGAGAATTGAGTACGCAATTGACATTGAATACATTCCATTTAGCAGGCGTTGGAAGTAAATCCAATGTTAATAAGGGCGTGCCTCGATTAGAAGAATTGCTAGAACAACATAAGCCAAAACATCCTAAAATGACTGTATTCTTAACAGAAGAATTCGGCGCGACAAAGGAAAAGTCCGACCAGGTACGATATAATATTGAATTGGTTAGTATGTCCGATATTCTTAAATCGGATGCTATCTATTTTGAACCGACAAATGATTTAGATAACGTTCTACCAGAAGACCGAGAAATTATGAAGTTATATGAGATATTCAGTGAATTAGACCCACAATCCGCACAAATTCCTAATAATCCGTGGGTTATTCGATTAGAATTCAATAGACATAATATGATAGAAAAGAAGATTACAATGGAGGATATTCATATTATTTTAAAACATCATATGCCAAAATCTAATATTGTATTTGCAGATGATAATAGTGGAAAATTAATATTCCGTTTAAGAATTGATTTTAATTCAAATGAAAATCAGGCCGATGATGATATATTGCTACTAAACGAGCAAATTCGCACTATTAAAGATATCACTATCAAAGGCGTTAGTGGAGTTTCTATGACATTTACACAAGAAAATAATAATAAAATAGAGAAGGAAGGTGATTATTATGTTGCAAAGAAAGAACATTATGTAACAACAGATGGCACCAATTTATTTGATATTTTAGCAAAGCCGTATGTCGATAGTACCAGAAGTTGGTCAAATCATATTGCGGAAATGTATGAAATTTTCGGTATTGAAGCTGCCAGAGTTATATTAGAAAGGGAAATTACAAGTGTCTTCGTAATGTCAAAAGCATATACAAACCCCCGCCATATTAAATTATTGTGTGATGCAATGACAAACATGGGTAAAATCATGGCAACAAATCGTATTTGTATTAACCATGCAGATAATGAAATTGGACCTCTTGCAAAAAGTTCTTTTGAGGAAACAACTAAAGAATTTAAAATGGCTGGGTTATACGGAGTCCATGATTATTTGCGAGGAGTATCTAGTAATATAATGGTCGGTCAAATTCCAAAGTGTGGTACGGGATATACGGAAATCTTACTAGACGAAGAAAAACTATTGAAGATTGACGTTGATGATGATTATTCACATGTAGATTATCAAGATGATAAAACAATTATACAATTGCTAGATGGCAGTGATTATTGTGCCGAGAATAACATGATTCAATTTAATATTAATTCTATTGAAGCAGATGATATTAACCTTGATTATATATCAATGCCGATTCAAGTATAATTATTTATGTATTATGTATTATGTATATTAGGACAAAACAAAACAAAACAAAACAAAACAATTTATACTCCAGGATAAAGATATTTAATATCTTCTGGAATAAAATTTAATTTATTTTTTGGAATAATATTTTTAACAAACTCTAAAAGTTCTTTACCTTGATATTCTTTTCCAAAGTTTTTCATAAAACTTTCTCGCGGTTTGTAATTCCCAAAATTTCCTAATAATATGGATAATTGTTTTTCAAAATCTGCCATATTTGAGAAGAATTCCCCGGTTTCCTCTGAAATGTATTTCCATCCACCTAAAATATTATAATTAACTAGTGCTGGTAAATTACGTAATAATCCCTCTGCTAAAACACGCGGGCTAGCATCCATTTCATTCGGGCAAAATATAAATCTAGCTCGATCATATTGTTTAATAAAATCTGTATAGTCTAAGAAATCAGTAGTTTCCATTAAATTATGACAGCCATCTGGCATTTTACAATTTATACGACCAATTAATAAACCCCTCAAATGGAATTTATTACACATAACTTCTAAACATTTCTGTGCTAGATCCCAATTCCTATTGTGTGATTGCCAACCATTTTCACATTTATCATTATCTTTGAGACAAATATAAATAAAATCATATTCTTTTTTCATATTTTTATGCAAATCTAAATTCTGGGTATTCACAAAATCAGATTCGCTTAATAACAATTTTGGCATATTATTAGGTATATATCTATCTGGCTCTCTAAAACAATGACACCAGCCTTTAACTAATGAAAAATAATCATATTTCCAAGCCATATGATTTGGATTATGCATTACATCATGTGGATTTGATATTTTATTTTTACTATCTAGCAATCCAGGAAAATCTATATAGCTAGATATCCCAAGAAAATAATAACCTTTTTTAATTGCATTACTATATTCTTCGAACAATCCTTCCCGGCTAAATGGATGAGTTATAAAAACCACATTTGTTTTTTTACCATTATTATCATAAATATGTAAAAATGGTCTTTTCATATCGAGACTTTCATCAAAACCCTCTGAATTTCTTTTGAAATTAATATACATGTATAATACAAAAATACCAACTATGATTATAGATGTTGTCGCCGTAATATACATTTTTTTCATATCCTATATTACTTTTAGAACATAAAAAAAAGTAGGATATAATACAGATTATTTTGTCTATAATACAGATTCGCAATATATTTATTAACTTAAGAAATAAAACAATTTAAATCGTATAACGATATGACGGAAAATGAAAATTTAGCTAAATATAAAGGTTTAACTGGTAAGCAAATGGTTATTTTACCAACCTTGAATAAATTTTTTCGTGAATCAAAGAACATTAAGATTTTTTTAGATGTAATAAATGGTAATGTAAAATTATCACTGCGTTTGATTGACTGGTTTGTCACAAATTATTCTAAAAAAAACAATACAATGTTTAATCCAAAAAAATATGACAACAAAGGCAAAAAGGTGGTTGATAACTTTAGCGATTTCATTAGAGTCCATCAAAATTATAAGGCACAATTATCCTCTTATAATAAGCGGGATTTTGACCCATTTCAGAGAAGAGACCGAATTAAATTTCGATATGGTGAAGGTGAAAAAGATTATATCAGTACGACAATCGGACAATTAAATTTTTTCAAATGGGCGATTAGCAATCATATATTAGATTATATTAATGAACGATTAGAAGACATTGAAAATGATATGAACCAAAATATTAGTGTCGCTAAAGCAAAACCAAAACAAAAACCAAATAAAAATACGAAATCTGGAAAACGTATAAGCACTGGCAAAAAAACACTTAAACAGCGAAAGAAACGACAAGAATTATCACAATCTGCAACAAAAAATATTATTCGGCACAATCATCCTGTTTCGATTAGTTTTGATTAGTTTGATTTTACAATTTTTTTATCTTATTTGGAAACAAATATATTACTACTATTAATAATAATAATAATAATAATATAACAATAATAATATAACAATAATAATAATAATATAATAATAATAATAATTATGGATATTTGTTGTTGTAATCCAATTGCGAATACATTATGTGGTAATATCGCCTATTTTACTCTATATAATATTGCATTTATAGCATATGTTGAAAAATATGTAAAAGGTATATTAATAAGACCAGATAGTAATGGAGATTTACGAATGGTGCCAACTAGTTTATTAAATTTCTTAGTACAACCATTAAACATTTGCCAGCCCGAAGTATTCAAATCTTTTTGGACTGAAAATTTAGATATTAACTACGCAAATGTGTCTTTCTGTGCTTGGGGTGGCAAATTTATATTTACTAGCTTATTTGGTCTTTGAAATGTTGATTGGTGCCATCACACTTTTAATATGGACCCCATCTGAACCACCAATATCTACGCCTGGTATAAATCCATAAGTGCTTTGGCATTTACCACCGCGTTGGCGACTTTTAGACATAGTTTTACGCTTATTACTTTGTCTCTTGCTTTTACGGCTTTTGGTTTGTCTCTTGCTCCTTTTGCTTTGTTTCTTAGTGCTTTTGGTTTGCCTTTTACGTTGATTTGTTTTAGTCATCATTTTATTATTTACAAAGAATAAAAATCATATATGAATCATATATAAAACACGATGGTTTAATTCAACACACTAGACAAGTTATAAAAGAATTTTTCTAGTGCAAATATTGGTCTGTCAGAATTTACTATATCAGAGGAAGCTTCCCCTGCAAATTCTACAATTTTACACTTTTTTTCGGATGTTATAGTTGGAACTCTCATAACTAGAGCCAGTGTACGTCGAATAATTATATTTGGAGGTATTTTAGTTGCCATAACAGAATATAACATATCACGAAGTTTGCTTAAATTTTCACTTTTAAATTCACTTGCTAGATTCAATATATTTATCATCATGCTTTCTTCAATTGGCATTACATACATACCTTCGTGATTTTGTATGCTATCTTGTATTTGTAAAATTGTATTACGCAAATTACAATTATTTTTTTGATAAATATGCCACCCAACTTCAATTTTCATTTTTCTACTTACTTTCCATTGTTTAAGAAGTTGTTTAAATGATATTGAAAATTCTTCAATAGAATGAAACGGCTCATTTCTAGTTCTGAAACACAAAACCCCCATTTTACCAGATATTTGAGTACCATGATTATAAGTTATAATAAATAACATACGCCGTCCATATTTTTCCATCCAATATCCTAATACTCTTTGTTGTTGTTCATCGAATAAATTAGCATGTCGGATAATCAGTATTCTTTGACTATTACTATTTTCTATTTTGCCTTTAATATATTCCATAAGATCTCGAATTTCAACTTGTTTTAACACTTCCAAATTAACATAATAAATTATATTACTTATTGTGCTATAACTTTTAACATATGGATAATCCTCATTATCTATTCTAGATAATCTTACATTATTCAAGTCAATTTTATAATAATGTCTAATAATAGTTCTAATTATAGTCCATTTACCAGACCCACTTGCCCCACAAATTGCTAAATTAATAGGAGTATCTATCCTTTCTGTTTCATCAATCATTAAATACTTTTTTACTTTTTCAATAACATTTTTAGATAATATTAAATTTTTAAAATCTGGCACATAATCTAAAACCCAGCACCCAGTTTTTGGATTGTCCTCTATATTTAATCTCTTTATAGCAATCGATAAATACCTATCAACCATTTTTTATATTTTATATTTTATATTTTATATTTTATATTTTATATTTTATATTCTAGCAACTAGAGAATCAATTTTTAATTGATAATAATATATATATATATATATATATCTGTTAAATTACATATTATCTCATTATTAGAGTAAGATAAGATAGAAATTTATAAATAATACTACGCAATCATGTATTTTATGAAATATATTAAAATGCTGATATTTTACGCAACTTTAGCAAGTATTATAAGTTCTCTTGGGTTTTTTATGGATAATGACTCGATGGTTTTAGGTAGTATGCTAATATCGCCAATGGTTGAGCCAATTTATACACTTGCTTCTAGCACATTTAGTATTGGTATAATATATTCAAGTGTATTTAGTATTATTATATTATCAATTATTGCATATTGTATTGGTATATCTGCATCTATACTAAATCATTATATAAATTATTTTAAAGTACCGACAGAACAAATGGCAGGATACACAACTATGCCTAAATATGTAGGTAATGTAATTGTGCCATTTCTAGCAGGTATTGTAATAGCAGTATCAAAACCATCAAATAATATTTTAGCAATAACTGGAGTTGGACTCATTATTGCAATACTTCCGCCAATTGTTAATGGAGGATTATATCATGGAAATTATATTTGGAATAAAACTACATCGCATTCAACAAAATTCGGAACAGAAGACCGCGAAATTATGGATACTTCAAAAAAAATGGTTAATGATATATATAAAGGCAAAGTTAGTATTCTACTTTCACTCACAAATATGATATCTATACTTGTTGGGTGTGTATTAACAAATTTAATAATTAAATATTTAATGTAATTAAGACACTTCTGAAAACAATCTATCTAGTCTATTTCTGCAAAATAAATATTTTGGATTGTCATACATCCTATTGAAATATTCTTGTAATTTGAATGTTGCTAGATATATTCTATAATATTTTTGATAAAATAACTCTTTTTCTTTTGTAAATTTATTATCAGATATAAAAGTTAAATCATCATATTTATCTAAATGTTTATCAATGAACTCAAAAGCAGACATACGTGATTTGTCTAATATAACAGACCATTTCCAAGATTTATCTAGGTATTTTTCAATAATTTCGATAGTAATATTTGGATTACGCGATATACCATACTTTCCCCAATTCCAAGGTTTATTTGGATATTTTTCAATAATTTCGATAGTAATATTTGGATTACGCGATATATGATTCCAATCCAATTTATCTTCATATTTCATTATGTAATTCCAATAATATTCATCCCATTTATTTTGGATATATTTTTCTAAATTTATTAGTCTTTTCTTTGTTGTTTTACTCATAAT